CCCTTATATATGCATCAACCGTTATGATTCGGTTATGGATTGTATAATAAGTGTTGGGATAGAACCCTTATCTAATTTGTGTCCGTCAAAATGACGGTCCCTCAGAGTTGGACAAGTCCATCAATGAACTTCTCAATGCGCTCTCTGGCGCCACTCTGAACGCTCTCGGCATCAGCTGTGGATGCCTCGAGATGAGCCAGCACGACCGGATTGATTACACCTGCCCCTGGGCGGTCGGCGAGCGGAGTTAGGTTGGTCCGAAGATCCTCCCACCCCTCCGCCACCGACATCTCGGCCAATGTTTCGTTGAGAAGTGCCGCTACGGCCGCCCCCTCTGCCTCCTCCTCTGGTGAAACCTCCTCTCCCTTGAGATAGGCGGCCACCTTCGGCTTCATTAGGAGGTTGGCAGTCGCGCGCCGCATCTTGCTGCACATAACTCCGAGAAAATCCTGGTACGCTTCCAGGTCTTTGCGCACCGTGGGCCAGGCTGTTCCCTGGGGGTCGATTTCCTTCGACACCAGTGACATCAACAACGCCAGAGTATTTGGCGTGTTTTCCAGCAGCTCGTAGGATGATTGACTCATTGTGAACTATACGATGGTCCACTGCCCCTGTGACCGGTAACCCATCTGCATCCAGTGTGTTCTTAAGTAGAGATTCTTGCTCTCTGTCAACTGTGGGTACCGCCCAGGGGTCTTTCAGAGTGCTTAGGTGTTGTTCCAATTCCTGGATGAGCTCAACGGATAGGCCGGTGCGGGCTGATGTGCACTGCCTCATCAAATCCTCATCCTCTACGCTCTGTGGCCAAAAGCTATCGCCATGTATCCAATAAGGTTTTTCCTTAAAGTAGCTCTTCCTTGCCGTTCTCTTCTCCATTGACCCACACTTATCCAAATATAATCGATACATGGCATGACAGTAGGCTCCCGTCAGTGGTGACAATTTATCAGTGACTAGGTAGCCAGTAACTCTGTCGACTGCAGCGTCCGCGATAGGGATGTTGGGATCGCGGCTAGTAAGGTGCAGTTTTTGCCAGGTTCGCAGGGGGTCTTGGAAAGAGGTAAGGGTGTTAACGGGGTCCGGAAAGACCCGGGCCAGAAAGACGAGTCCCTCATCAGGTCGATATTCTTCCAATTTAACTTTCAACCCGAGGTCAACGGCCACCTTGTTTATGGCCGCCTTGTACTGAGCGTCAGCCAAACCATCATCACCGAACTCTGGTCCCAAGAGTTCAAAACATTCCTTAGGCGTGAGCTCGGGTCGGGTCATA